TTAGAGTGCTGCTTTGCCTTTCCAGTCCTCGATATCCAGTTCGGGGAATTTCGTACGATAGGTAGAATAGAGGTCGATTCCCATCTGATCTTCGAGGATATCGACCTGAATACCTTTGGAACGTAGGAGATCTTCATTGCCCGAGGCGCTGGTCACATCGCCAACGACGACCCGTGAAAACCCACGCATATATAAAAGTGTCGCACAGACATCACAGGGACTTAATGATGTATAGAGTGTGGTCTTGCTGAAATCCAGCCGTCCCGCATCACGGATGGCAGAGGTCTCGCCATGATTATAGGGATGATCTTCCTGCACCAGGGTATTATGCCCTTTGCCAACAATTTGACGGGTTTCATTGTCGATAATCACCGCCCCGATCGGACATCCCCCTTCATCATATCCTTTTTGTGCCAGCAATACGGCAATGCGCATAAAGTCTTTATCGGTGAGTTTCTTTTGCAGTTCGGGATCAATCACCTTGGATAAGCTTTTGGTCGGGAGGTGCGCGATCATATTGAGCAGCGCGTCATGAATGGTGTGATCGGGTGTAATGCAATAGTCGATAGGCATAGCGTATATTCTTCTTTATATAGATGTTCTTCATATAACTCATACCGAGAAGAACCCTTTCCCGCAAATAAAATAAAAAATAGGAAAATATTCTTAAAATGTTCTTGACATGTTCTCTTTTTTGTGAGAATAATAGGAACATAAACGGAACACGTGCGTCAAGAGCAAAGGTTCCTCTCACAAAATTCTATTCGATCAGGGGTCGAGTTTATGCCGAAACAATATGATTATTATGTACGCCGTGCGACCGGAGATGAACAGCTTTTTGAAAAGTTTTCAAGCGCCGAGGAAGCGTGGTTCTGGTTTATCACGGCTCAAAAAGCACGTGCGGAAGGGGCGCGCTTTACCATGGGCGCCGGAACAGTTGTCCGTCCATGCGAGCCGCTGGACATCTTGAAAGTTGTCGATCAACTCCGCCGGAACCGGAAAATCCTCATGGATCATGTACTGGTGCTGCGTCACTACGGACGCCGGATGTGTCCGCCGGATCGGCGCCGTCAAAAGGAAATCCGCGCGGCGCGCCTGTGGAATGAAGCCATGGATGCCATGGAAAAAATTATGATGGAAAAAGGGATCGTGACCGAACGTCCGCCCCGCCATTCCAACTGGTTTGATGATGTAACAATTTATGAAAGGGCTTAAGAACATGACACATTTATCCTCACCCCATAGTGATTCTGATAAACAGATTTCTATCTGGATCGTGTTTAGCGGCGAGACGGAAATCTCATGGCTGCGCTGGCTCTTAAAAGCGGGGTTTCGTCATTGCTATGCCCTGATTAATGATGGTGAGCGCTGGATCACTGTTGATCCGCTGGCTCATAAAATGGAAGTGGTTGTACATCATCACGCCCCCGTTGATTTTGACCTGCCGAACTGGCTGGAAAAACGCGGCGTGAAGGTAGTCAAAGTCCATCCGCGTAGCCCGGAGGCCCGTTCATGTCCCCCATCCCTGTTCACATGTGTGGAAGCAGTAAAGCGCCTTGTGGGTCTGCGCAATTGGGGCATTTTTACACCTTACCAGTTATATAAGAAAATCACGGCTTAAAAGCTTTCAAGCATTCAGCTTCGTAATTTTAGTTTTAACCCTTTATTTAAAGGAGATTTTGTCATGGGTTCTTTAACCTCCCGGCCTAAAGTGCCGAAACAAACGCAACCTCAAGTGATATATGTGCCTGCCCCGCAGCCAAAGACATATACACCTTTACCATCATCGACAGGTGGCGGAGCGTCTTCGCAAAATGAGGATACACGCACACCCGAAGAAAAGCAGGAAGAGGAGCAATCCGCCGTGCGGGTTGAAAATCTATTACGCCGGAATCGCGGTGTCGGCGGTACGGTAAAAACCGGATTTCGCGGGCTTCTGAGCTCGAATGAAAGTTTGCCCGACCGTAAAAGCCTTTTGGGTGAGTGAGTTAGCCTTTTAAAAAAGAAAGTTTTCCTATGAAAAAGAATACTAAAATCAACGTCGCGGATAACGCGGCGGAGGATACCTCTGTGCAGGTATTGGATCGATACCGCCAAGCCAAGAAGCGGCGGCAGAACTGGGAAAATCTATGGCAGGAATGCTATGATTTCGCCCTTCCTCAACGCAGCCAGATTGCCGGTGATATGATGACCGGTCAATCCCGCGTGGATGATATTTATGATGCAACGGCTCTGGATGCCGCCGATCAACTGGCCGCCAGCTTGCTGGGGAATTTAACCCCGCCCTGGACCCAGTGGTTTGGATTAAAACCCGGACCCGCTTTGAGTGACCGTGATGCGGAAGCTTTGGCGCCTGTTCTGGAGAAAAGCGCCCGCACACTGCAAACGCATCTCGATCGCAGTAATTTTTCCGTTGAATTGCATCAATGTTTTCTGGATCTGATTGTCGGCGGTACGGCCTCACTCTTTATCGAAGAGGGGATGATCGGTGATTTCTCCGCCTTTCGTTTCACGGCTGCGCCCTTATTTTCGGTGGCGCTGGAAGAGGGGGAGAGCGGCGTTCTGGATGGAACGTTCCGTGAGTTGTCTTTAACATTGAACCAGATTGAGGCGCGATATCCCTTCGCGGAAATCCCGCCCGCGATCAGTAAAGCCGGATTAAAAGATCCGCAAGTCCGCTTTACGCTGCTGGAAAGCATTCTTCCCGACGAGATGGGGGGATATCAATATACCTCTTTCTTCCTCGAAGATGAGGGACAGCATGAACAGCTCTTGCAATTACGCCTGTCCGAACCGCCTGTAATTAATTTCAGATGGCAAAAATCACCGGGCGAGATCTATGGTCGCTCACCTGTGATGAAAGCATTGCCCGATATCAAGACCGCGAATAAGGTGGTCGAGTTGATCTTGAAAAATGCCTCGATCGCGGTCTCCGGTATCTGGCAAGCCGATGATGATGGCGTACTCAATCCATCGAATATCCAGCTTAAACCCGGAAGTATTATTCCAAAGGCAGTTGGATCAAAGGGGCTATCTCCGTTGGAAATGCCTGGACGATTTGATGTCTCCCAGCTCGTACTGGAAGATCTGCGCACCCGCATCCGCCATGCCTTGCTGGCAGATAAGCTGGCTCCTTTGGCCTCACCCCGAATGACGGCAACGGAAGTTCTAGAGCGCTCCGCCGAGATGGCGCTATTACTTGGCGCGACCTATGGACGCTTGCAATCCGAGTTGCTGACTCCGCTGATCCAGCGTGCGTATTCGATTTTACGTCGTCGCGGCGAAGTACCGGATCTGTTGATTGACGGACGTTCGGTCAGTATTGATTACCGCTCGCCGCTTGCGCTCGCACAAAGTCAGCGCAGTATTCAAAATACGCTGTCATGGATGAATAGTGTGATGGCCATGGGTGCGCAAGCCCAAGCCTCTATCGATTTTGAAGCCATGGCACGCTATTTGGGCAATGCGCTGGGCGTGCCATCCGACCTTCTCAAGCCAAGCGAGATTATGCAGCTTCCCCCTCAAACCCAAACTTTATCCGATCAACCTGAAAAAGGAGAACGTCATGAATGACACTTTACTCACCCAAAGCGGAGCTGATACTGCAGCTTCATCAACATCTTCCGTGCCTGAAAAATTCAAGGACCCGCAAACGGGCGAATTGAATACGCAAGCACTGCTTAACTCATATTTGGCTCTGGAACGCCGTTTTTCAGAGAAATCAGTTTCTGTCCCGAATGCGCCGGAAGAATATTGCATTGAATGCACACATGGTTTGTTTGAACCGGACACCGAGATTAACCAGCGTTTATATGGTAAGGGCTTTAGTCAGGAACAAGCACAGGAAGTCTATGATCTGGCCGCAGAACGTCTTGTGCCGCTGATTATGGATGTTGCTGCCGAGTTTCAGGCCGAACGAGAAATCGATCGTCTGGTTGACCATTTTGGCGGCCCCGACCAATGGCGTGAAGTCTCTCGCCAGCTTCTGCAATATGGGCAGCAGAATTTACCGCCGGAAGTTCTAAAAGGAATGGCAAATTCATATGAAGGCGTTCTGGCTCTACATGCGATGATGAAAGGTGAAAAACCGGCAATGCCTACACCGCGCGTGGAAAAGAAAACATCCGTGGATGAAAAGGATCTGCATAGCCTGATGCGTTCACCCAAATACTGGCGCGAAAAAGATCCATCCGTTGTAGCAAAAGTCACGGACGGCTTTAAGAAGCTGTATGGCAGCAACTAGTCGGAGCCTATAGGCAGGCTGTAGTGGAACCTAATACCGGATAAGCACGTTAGATCGTTAGAAATATTTAATTATACAAAAGAGGTGCGATATGAAAGCTGGTACAGGAAAAACAATAGGTCTCGCTTTAGGGATTTTGCTCTTGCTGGGTGTTACAGCAGGGGCAAGTATTTATGTAGCGGATAATATGAATGATGAGGATGCCACGGCTCCTGCTCCACAGCAGCAAGTGGTCTCCCATCAATCCCCGCCCCCTCCATCCCAACAAGCCGCGTGTGATGATGATAATATCGTCGGTAAAATCGTAGGTGGTGCAGCGGGTGGTGTTGCCGGTAGTCAGGTCGGTAAAGGCACTGGTAAAACCGCAGCCACAATTGGTGGTACAGTAGGCGGAAGTTTGCTGGGTGAGGAATATCTCCCCACTAAAAATGTGACATGTAGATAATAGAAGATAGATTAGGGAAGGATGCCGGTAGCCGGATTTTTAGATTTGGCTATCGGCAAACTCGCGTGAAATGGTTTCATCAATGACACGCTTAAATGCCCGATTCATTGTATCCGTTAATTCATCGAATTGAATGGCAACGCGGGAGGCGCCGGTACGGATGATTTTTCCGGCATGCGGTATGCTGATGATATTATCATGTACGCGGAATTTCATTTTGAGGTCGATTGTCTCACCTTTAGCAAAAAGGCGGTCATCAGCAAAAATGAGTGCCCCGCCATTGCTCCAGTTGATAATAGGGTAGTTGTTTCCGTTGATTTCGCTAACACATTGATCCGATGCACGGCGCTCGTGACGGCGTTTCTGGATCATGTTTTCAGTCTCGGTATCTTTGCGAAAGCGGATCTTCATAATGTGCCCTGTTGTATATTATCTTTGCTCGGGAAGAATGTAATCCCAATGAATTAAAGCTAACTTAATTTATTAGGGAAATCAACGTAAAAAGTTAACGCACCATGATTCTATTCCTAATGCCGGTGGATTATAACGTCCCCGGCATTTTGTAATTTTGGAGAACATCCCTTGCCGGATGCCCTGAAATGCGGGCCACAGAAGAGCTGTGACAACCCAAAACCTTCACTTTAACTCTAACATATATGAGGTACATATTATGTCTGTGACTCTCGATCAGGCGTTTATCAAGCATTTCGAACGTGAAGTGCATGAAGCCTATCAACGGCAGGGCTCCAAGCTTAGGAATACTGTCCGTACTATTAATGATGTAAACGGAAATGAAGCTGTCTTCCAGAAAGTTGGCAAAGGCACGGCATCCACGAAATCAACCCACGGCATGGTTCCGGTGATGAATCTGGATCATAGTAACATCACAGTAACGCTGGAAGATTACTATGCCGGTGACTGGATCGACCATATGGATGAACTGAAGATCAACGTGGATGAGCGTCAGATTATTGCAGCCGCCGGTGCGAATGCATTGGGGCGTAAAACCGACGAGATGATTATCTCTGCCCTCGGTGATGCGGATGATCATGTGATTTCCGATGATAATACCGGTTTGACACTGGATAAAGCGCTCGAAGCATTCGAAATCTTTGGTACGAATGATGTACCGGATGACGGTCAACGCTTTGCGGTTGTCGGCTGGAAACAATGGAGTGATCTCTTGAAGCTCGATGAATTTGCGAATGCGGATTATATCGGAGCCGAGGCTCTTCCTTATAGTTCCATGACTCAAGCCAAGATGTGGCTGGGTACGGTCTGGATTCCACATTCCGGCCTGCCGGTCGAATCGGATATCCGTTCATGCTATTTCTATCATAAAACAGCAGTTGGCCATGCCAGCGGCAGTGATGTGACAACAGACATTTCATGGCACGGCGACCGTGCGGCGCATTTTGTGAATAACATGATGAGCCAGGGCGCGGCCCTCGTCGATGAAGCTGGAATTGTCGTTATCGAGTGTGACGAAACACCGGACGCATAAGAACATTCTTTGTTCTTGATTTATCCGGGGAGTGCCGGTTATCCGGCCTCCCTTTCTTTGAATTTAAAATAATGGAGATTAACTCATGACTTACGCATCAAGCGGTTTGAGCGTATTGGCCTATGCCAATAATTTCACGCTCTGGCACTATACGACAGCAGATACAGCTGTCACGGGTGCCGGTTACTTTAACAATGCAAGCGATATGCTGCGTGAAAATGACCTGATTATTGCGAATATCGATACAGGCGACACACCCGAGACGATTTTCTACATCGTTACCGGAAATTCCGGCGGGGTGGTGACTGTGGCAGCTTATAGCTAGGAAACATCTTCCTTACAAGCCGGAGAGAAGGTTATATGGGGGTTCCCCCGTTCCTTTCTATGTTGTATCTCTCCTTCGCCGTATCTTTTCTCCGGCGATAGCTGTTTTTATCGATGTAATGGCTCTTTCCCGCGCTCTTTTGCGTGGGAAAGATGCTGTTCTTTTAACAATAAGGAAAATTTGAATGCCTTTAAATGATATTACTCTTTGTTCCCGCGCATTGATCCGCATTGGCGCTGCGCCGATTACCTCAATGAGTGACGGGACGGCTGAATCCGAAATTTCAAGCGTGCTATATACATCCGTACGTGATGCGCTTTTATCATCTTATGGATGGAGCTTTGCCACGGGGCAGGCCTCTTTAAGCCAGATCATGACCGATCCGGTGGCGGATTACAGTCATGCCTTTCAACTACCGAATGACTATTTGCGCGCATTATCCGCAGGTCAAGGCACGCGCGGACGCGGTGTGTCCTACCGTATCACCGGAAATGAGCTACATACGAATGTCTCGGCGGTGGTGCTCACCTATATATATAGTGTCGACGAATCTGTCTTTCCGCCCTATTTCTCGCAAGCCCTTGTGGCGCGTCTGGCGGCGGAATTCTGTATTCCGGTGACTGAAAATACATCGCGAGCCGAGACCTTGTTCCGCCTTGCCGAACGGGAATACGAAATCGCTCGGCAAGTCGACGCCCAACAGGATAGTCCGAACGCACTGGAAGAATTTCCGCTCACCGATATTCGCCGTTAAAACGGATTTATGGTGTTGCCAGATAATGATAGCCGTTAATGAGCGGTTGGACGTATGCATCATAAAGATCGGGATCGATCCAGAACAGAATAGAAATGCCGAGCGTACTTCCCACCAAAAGAAAAAGAGGTCCTTTTAAAGCATGAAAGCTCTGGATCAGGCAGATCAAAAACGGGATCGGCCAGACAATAAAGCTAAGGATTCCCATGATGAGCGAGATTTTAAAGACCTTGATAATTGACCAGCTGACGCCAAGTACAAACAGGATCAGGAATATCTTGAACAGGATTTCGGTCATCTATGTCTCCGCTCGGTGATGCGATCTAATTTAAGTGTAGCAGGGATTGGAACTTTCTCCCAGTTACAACGTTTAAACATTTAATACCATATTTTTAATGCGGGAGATGCACATGACAAATCACACTGAATGTCACGATGAATATGAATTGCCGGCGCAGGATAACCCACGATTCCATCTTGATGCGTGGCTGATCGGGCAAATACAGACCACAGCTTAAAAAAAACACAGAAGAGTACCGGAAAAAGACGTACACCCTCCTGAAGAGAAGTCAGGAGGGTTTTTCTATGACGTAAACGGAATAAATTCTTTGATTTATTCCTGCGTTCAATCGCCCGTAGGCTGCGCGGCATTGGCCGCGGGACGCTTATCAAGCCCTCTCATAGAGCACGTCATGGATGTAATGCCATGCTCTATATCTGAAATTTAAACTTTCACCCTAATGACAGAGTTTCTTATGACACGAATACGCGATATTAAAACCACCTTCACCGCAGGGGAGGTCAGCCGTGACCTGCTTGGACGCGGTGATTTAAATGCCTATAGCAATGGCGCTCTGGCGTTACGCAATTTATTTATCTTTCCAACGGGTGGCGTGACGCGCCGCTCTGGCTTACGTTTTATTGATGAGGTTGATTCAACGGGACGTTTGATTTCCTTTGAGTTCAATACCGAGCAGACTTATTTGCTGGTCCTGACTGATGAACAGATTGATATTTATTATGAAGGGGCGCACCAAACAACGCTCTCCGCCCCCTGGACCGATGCGCAAATCGATCAGGTGGTCTGGACGCAATCCGCTGACACACTTTTATTGACCCATCCGCATCATCCACCCAAAACCCTGACCCGAAATTCGGGCGGCACATGGAGTCTGATCGACTGGGTCTGGTACGAAGAAGACGGTGTACGTTTCCAGCCCTATTATAAATTTGCCGATAGCGCCGTCACAATTACGACAAGTGGGACGAGCGGCACGATCACCCTCACCGCATCGGATGACGTATTCATCGAAGATCATGAGGGGGTGCGTTTTCGCATCGGCGGCAAAGAAGTGACCATCACAGACGTCGCCAGTGCGACGGTTGCGAGCGCGACAACCATCGAGGATCTTGATGGATCATCCGTCACAATTGATTGGCAAGAACAGGTATTTAGTCCTGTCCACGGCTATCCGGTTACGGTGGCTTTCCATCAGGATAGATTGGTCATTGGTGGGTCACTGGATCTACCTAACCGCCTCTGGTTTTCGAAGTCCGGCGACCTGTTTAATTTCAATACGGGAACCGGACTTGATGATGAGGCGATCGAGTTCGCGATCCTTTCTGACCAGGTCAATGCGATCCGCGGTTTATTCTCGGGACGCCACTTACAGGTCTTCACATCCGGTGCGGAATGGATGGTCACAGGTGATCCGTTGACCCCGACCAGTGTGCAGCTCAAACGTCAAACCCGTGTCGGCTCGGTGACCAGCCGGTATATTCCGCCGGTGAATGTGGACGGTGCGACGCTCTTTGTCGCACGCAATCGGCAAGAAATCCGGGAATTCCTTTATACGGATCTGGAGCAAGCTTATCAGGCAACGGATCTGGCTCTTTTATCGCGTCATATTATTACAGCGCCGGTGGATCAGGATTTTGATGCCTCCCGCCGCCTGCTTTTCTTAGTGCGGGATGACGGGAAGTTTGCAACGCTGACCGTTTATCGCGCAGAACAGGTTGCCGCATGGACATTGCATGAAACCGGCGGTTTGGTCAAATCGGTCTCGGTCGTGGGGGATGATGTCTATCTCCTGATTGATCGGGACGGCACCTATACGATTGAACTCTTTGATGATGAATTTTATCTGGACTCCGCACTCGCCGGAGAAAGTGAAGAAGCCACAACCACATGGTCGGGGCTGGATCATCTGGAAGGCCAGACAGTTTCTATCCTCGCAGATGGGGTCGTGCAAAGCGATAAAGTCGTCAGTAGCGGATCAATTACGATTGATTCTGCTGCGGAAACGGTTCAGATCGGCCTGCCTTATATGCATAAGGTAGAGCCGCTTCCGCCCAGTGCCGTAGGTCCCGCCGGCGGCGGACGTGCGGTACGGATGGTCGAGGCAATTTTTAGGGTCGAGGATACGCAAGCCCTGCGCCTGGATGTCGGGCGCGGCTATGATGATACGGTTTTACGCCAGTTCGGGGGGGATATCCTGGATGACCCGCCGCCTTCGGTCAGTGGAAATGTGAGGGTGCGGGCATTTGGCTGGAAACCGGATGGAGAAGATCCGCTCTGGGTGATCGAGCAATCATCCCCGCTGCCGTTTACCCTGCTCAGCGTCACAATGGAATTAAAAGTCAACGATTAAGGAGAAAAATTATGGGAGCATTAGAATCCGCAACGAAAATATTATCCGGAGTAACAGGCGTCTTGGGGGCATTTGACGAGATTAGTTCTTCTTTTGGTAATCAAGAAGCCGTCGCCGCCCGTCAGCAATATGATGCCCAGCAACAACTGGCTCTACAGCAACTTCAACAACAACAATCACTGGACATGGCACAGGCCGCACATGATGCGGAATTGCAACGTCAGCAACTTGCTTTTACCGAGCAAAACGCCGAAGAAACAAGGCAAAGAGCACTTAAACGCGCGGTCGCATCCCAGCGTGCCAAATTCGGTTCATCGGGAACAGGATCAACCGGAGGATCGGGCGAAGCCGTGCTTCTTGGACTATTCGAGGAAAGCGATGAAGAACGCCAACAGCGTGAACGTCTATCCCAACTGAAATCAAGTGCGCTTGATGCCGATCTGGCGCATCAAAGCAGTATCAACGTATTGCAAAGCTCTCAACTCAAGCAAAAACAACAGCTCGACCGCGCGATCAAATTCGGTGGTTAAGAAGAAGGATATCACATGAGTTCATCTCACATTAAAATACCGGAAGTCACCCCACTTGTGCGCTATCTGTGTAACGGGACGCAAACGGTATTTACCTATCCGTTTCCGGTCTTTGCCGCCGATGATCTGGTGGTTAAATTTGATGGAGCGGTACAGTCCAGTGGGTATAACGTATCCGGTGCTGGGGAAACAAATGGCGGGGCGGTTACATTTGATACGGCGCCGGTGATTGACACGGTCCTCACGATGGAGCGTGTCCTTCCGCTCGAGCGTTTGAGCGATTTTATTGAATCGGGTGATTTTGCTGCCGAGGCGATTAATACCGAGCTTGATTATCTGGTCGCAGCCATCCAGCAAGTCGCCCGTGAAAATGATGCGATGTTGCGCTATGATGATGCGGAAACGCCCGGAAATGTCACTTTGCCATCGCGTGTATCCCGCAAGAATAAAGCGCTTGGCTTTAATGCTAACGGTGATCCCGTTTCCGTGTCATTGGCGGGGTCAATGGCATCACCGGACTTTACTGCGACGGGGACGGGGGCGGAGACCCGCACCTCTTCCGATAAATTCGAGGATATGATTTCGATTAAAGACTTCGGAGCGGTCGGGGACGGCCTTACCGATGATACATTGGCAATACAGCAGGCATTGAGCGCGCATGATAGTGTATATGTGCCGCCCGGCATATATGTGACCTCTTCCACGATTACCCTTGGCGAGCGTAAAACCCTGGTCGGTGCTGGACAAAAAAGCGTCATACAGGCCAATGATGATGATTTCAATGTCATCGAGATGACGGCAGACTATGCATCGCTCGCCAATCTGCGGATTGAAGGCGGGAATGCCGGTGTCAAACTCTATGGCAAGGATCGACCTTGTGTGCAGAATGCGGTAACGGACGTCACCTTATGGCAGAATCAGACGGGATTGCTGCTCGATGGGCATATAGATACGAATAAGCCGTGTTACTGGAATAATTTTGACCGGGTATTGATTGCGCAGCCGGCGGTCAATGGTGTGCATTTGACCCTCTCGGGGGCCGGAGATACGCCAAATGCCAATAAATTCCATGTCGTGCGGGTCTATTCGCTCGGGGCGGATATATCCGGTTCCGGCTTTTATATCGAAGATGGAAGTTTCAATAACAGCCTGATCGATTGTGAGGCGAATGTGAAGAATACGGCGCAGGCCTGTTTTCGCATCGGCGCCGGATCAAACAAGACGCTGCTGATTAATCCCTATGCCGAAAGCTCAAACCTTGTTCCCAATATCAAGTTGGAAAATGGCTCGACCGAGACCTCGATTTACAACCTTTTATCGGCATCCGATGGTGCGGCGATATGGGATCTTTCCGGCGGGGAATATTCGGCTTATAACGCAGGATATCCTTATAAAAACGCTCTACAGCGCACCCATGTCAATGACCTGACCACGACCCTTAATCGCTATGATACCGAATATATTGATAGCAGCGGAAGTATCTCTCTCGATACCTCCCACTCCGTGCATCTTGTCTCTTCTTTTGGCGGAGCCTTGGAGGTGGAATTACCGAACGCAGGTGATGCGGTTGGCGTGGAAATGACCGTTAAGAAAACCGATAGTTCAACCAATGTGATCACCGTGACCGAAGATGGCGGCAATGGACCGGATCAACGCAGCTATTATCTGGGTGGTGAAAATGATTATGTGACGATGATGTCCAATGGGGCGGAATGGTTTGTTACCTCCTCGAACCGCGCGCCGGGTAATACCCGCTATTATGATGGCAGCGGCCTGTATGATATTGATATGGCGACGGATGTATATCTTCTCTCATCCTATGGCGGGACATTGGAAGCACGTCTACCACCCGCCAATGCGGCGAAAGCCGCGGGTCGGACGGTCACGATTAAAAAGACCGATGTGTCTTCCAATATAATTACCGTGACTGAGCAGGGTGGGTCAGGCCCCGATGGGTATGGTCAGCCACTCTCCTCGCAATATGATGCAATTACCGTGGTTTCGGATGGGGGGCAATGGTGGATCATCAATAAGTTCTGACACCTCCCTGATTCTGGATAATGCAAGGGGGATTGGGAGAGGGCTAAAAATATGATATGCTCCTTACTAATAATAAAGAAATAATACAAAAACAGGGAGAAAATACATGACAGCACCGAATCACGAAGGGCCGGTTCCAGGGCCGATACAGGGAATAGCCAAAGTCCTTCCTTTCCCAAAAGCCAAATCGCAACATGATGACGTAAAAGCGGATGCTGACGCTCCGGTCGCTACGGTCACACCACTTCCCGCCCCGAAACCTCCCGCAAAGCCAACGATGCGTGATCTTGTAATTGATACCATCAAGAATCTACAGCAGCTGCAGGTTGGTGGATATAAAGTCAAAGTGGATGCAAAAGATTCGGATATGCTGGTACGGCCGTTTTTCTCAGCGCGTAATGACAGTATCAAGGCCGCCAAGAATTATAATGTCAGTATTGAAAAAGATGGCGTTACGACCAGTGTATTGGATTTCAAGATTGCCGGTGATGATTTTACCGTGCATGCCCGTGCCGGAATGGATAGCGGCAAACGTATTCTCAAGGGCACATTTAGCGGCGCCACTCAGGATGGTCAGCCTGCTCCCGTCAATCAACAAGGAGAAACGCTGGATATGGTTATAAAACGCACCGCTAGAGACCAGATCGAAAGTGCGATCCATGATTTAACTCCGCTTTAAGCTACCTTTTATCCTTTTTAGATTAACCCGAGGGCCTTCATATGAAGGTCCTTTTTTTATGTGCTGAAGAATGACCCACGATATTGAAAAACAAGCCCGCGATCAGATCTCTGAATTCCTGCCTCATGCAATTGGCACGGCACTTAAAGAATATCAGGAGTTTATCCGGAGCGTGCCGGAGGTCGAAGAATCAAAGAAATTCAGTGCTCAGTATTCTGCGTGTAAAACCGCGATCGCGCATATTGACCTGCTGTTAAAATTGGCAAAATGGGCGGAATTGCCGGATCCGTTAACAGATCAATCCGCACGTGATATCTGGACATCGGAGCTGATGGGAAATGCGCGAAAGGATGTAGCACGTGCGCGCATCATGGAAAAGGCAAACGCCGCCGCAGATATGGAGGCGTGACATGCTCCCCGCTGATTTCTCTTTATTCGTTGCGGTGTGGAATCGCTTGCAATCACAGCGCACGCCCGATGTGCATTTTAACATCACAAAGTGGCTGGAACAGATGCATGCGGCGGAGAAAAACCGCCTGCTTCTTATGGCCTTTCGCGGATGTGGAAAGTCAAGCCTGATAGGGCTTTATGCGGCATGGCGTCTTTATTTGAATCCGAATGTACGGATCTTGGTACTTTCGGCGGATGATGCATTGGCGCGCAAGATGGTGCGGAATGTCCGGCGCATTATAGAGAAGCATGTACTGACACAAAAACTATGCCCGCAATATGCCGATCAATGGGGGGCAGACCGCTTCACGATCGAGCGCACACAGGAGCTTCGCGACCCATCGATGCAGGCACGCGGCATCACATCCAATATGACCGGCAGCCGCGCCGATCTGATTATATGTGATGACGTTGAAGTACCAAACACATGCGATACGTCAGAGAAGCGCAAAGACCTCCGGATTCGGCTCACCGAAACGGACTTTATTTTAACTCCGGGCGGCACAAAGATTTTTGTCGGGACGCCCCATACCTATAATTCAATTTATAGTCATGAAACAGCGCCCGATCATGAGGACAAGACAATATTCCTTGATGAATATAACAGGTTCACGATACCTCTTTTGACATCTTCGGAGCAGAGCGCGTGGCCGGAACGCTTTCCGTTAGATGAGATTAAAAACCTAAAGCGGCAGGTCGGCCCGAATAAGTTCACAAGTCAGATGATGCTGCAACCTGTTAACGTTATGACAAGCAGACTGAATCCGGAACAGTTACGGATTTATGACAGTAATGTGATGTATGTAAAAGAAGTGTCACGTCTTGAAATTGACAATATGGCGATGACGTCCGCTTCCGCCTGGTGGGATCCGGCCTTCGGGTCAGAGGGAGGCGACCGCTCCGTACTCGCCATTATATTTGTGGATAAACAGGGTCAGTATTACCTGCATCATCTGGAAGTTTTGAAACCGGACTGCATCGATAAGGATATGGCACGGGCGCAATGTGACCGCGTTGCCGAAATCCTTAAAGAAATGTACGTGCCATCGGTAGCATTGGAAATAAACGGATTGGGGCGTTTTCTCCCCGCTATATTGCGTAAATCGCTGATCCGGCAGCGCGTTCCGTGTGCTGTGGTTGAAGTAACATCCCGTCGTTCAAAGGATTTGCGGATCATTGAAGCCTTTGATGCGGTGTTGGCAGCGCGGGCCCTCTATGTGAACCGTTCCGTGATGGACGGGCCGTTTCCAACCGAAATGCGTGAATGGCAACCCGGAAAAAATAAAGGTCATGATGACTGTCTGGATGCAGTTGCCGGAGCACTCTCCCAGCAACCTGTACGTATCGGGGGAGGTTCGTATGCGGGGCGGCAATCATGGATGGGAAGTGGCTCTCAAACACAAGCAGATACTGATTTTAAGGTGTAACACAATGTTGACAAAAGACTTATTGCTCTGGATCTCGGCAATCGAATTGCCGGTTCTGGGAACCCTGTTCGGGCTGATTTTAAAGAACCGTACGCGTGCAGATGACGAGATGCAGCGCATGCGTGACTTGCTCGAAATCCGTAACCAGCAACTCTCCGATGCATTGACGTCATTCAAGTTGGAGGTAGCAAAAACTTATGCCTCCCGTCGTGACTTACGTGATCTGGAGATACGTCTGGTGGATCACTTACTACGTATTGAAACAAAACTTGAAGATTGGAGATCGAAATGAAAAAGCTATGTCCCGTAATAGAAGAAAAGAAGAATGAAACTACTCCGAATGTTAAGCTGTATAAGGATTTGGAAGTAGATACACTTGCCCGCACGATTTGGGGTGAAGCGCGCGGAGAAGGAAGCGCGGGAATGCAGGCCGTGGCATGCGTCATTTTGAACCGCTTACATATTTCCCAAGAACGCAATGGCTTTTGGTGGGGGAATAATCTGATTGAAATCTGTCAGAAACCCTATCAATTTTCCTGTTGGAATAAGGATGATCCCAACCGGAAAAAAATGATGCAGGTGACGTCACAAGAAGATTTGCACTTTGCATCCGCGGTTCGGATTGCACGTCGCGGTATCTATGCATCACTGCAAGATCTAACGGGCGGATCGGATCATTATCACGCGGTCAGTGTTATGCCATATTGGGCAAAATATGAAAAACCTATCTGTGTTATAGGAAATCATATTTTTTATAGATTGTCATAAAAATGATACCGGCTCTTCTTACAAAACTGGGGTTACCCGTTCTGGTTAGTGTTCTTGGTGATACATTGACACAGATTGATCATCCATTGGCAAAAGGTGCATCGAAAGCGCTTGGCGAATTGGGCGATGCGTTTTCGCGCGGCGAAATTTCTTCCGAGACACTTTCGGAAATGAATCGCCATGCCGAAGAACTGGCACGTCTTAAATCGGATGAATACCGCATTCAGGTAGCAGAAATAAATCAATCTTTACGGACAGAGGTGGTGTCTCACGACCCTTATGTGCGCCGTATGAGGCCGACATTCGGATACTTGATGGCTATCACATGGGCAGCGCAAATGCTGGCCTTGGCATGGGTTATTCTGGACGATCCAGGCAATGCGTCACTGATTTTGGAGGGCTTTGAATCGCTTGGAGTTATCTGGACCGTGGGATTGTCCGTATTGGGAATTTATGTCTATAAGCGAAGCGAGGAAAAAAAATCGGATACGGAAGGTGCGAAGGAGATCATTGATGCGCTTAAAGTAATTTCTAAGCAAGGAATTTTGTCACAAACAACGCAAGGCACAGGGAAGGCGCAAGATCCAAAGAAGACACCTACGGTCTCATATAATTCCTGAACCGGTTGCGGTTTTGTGACTTGTTATTTTCATATTCTCTGTATATGAGATAGATGCCCGAGCATATTATTATAGAAATTCCAAAAAGGGTGCGTGCATCGGGGATCTCTTGAAAAATGAAGTAACCGAAAAGTGCACCCCAAATGATTTGCGTATATTGAAACGGTGCAGGGATCGCCGCCAGAGGTGCAATGATGAATGCGAAGGTCACGAGCATCAATGCGGCGAAAAGGCAAAAGCCGGTGAACAGAAAAAAGCCGGTTTGCGGCAAAGTGGGGATTACGAATTCTTCGATGAAAAATATATTCATGATTAAAATACCCAGATGCATAAAGAATGGATATATCGGCAGGAATTCACCGGGGCCTATTTTACGGGCGATCAAATTGGCCGATGCAATGGAAAGTGCACCGATCAGGGCCCATATGATCCCGGGCTCAATATGTGAGAAATCGGGGTTTGCTACGATCCAGACACCGGAAAAACCGCCGATAATCGCGAGCCAGCGCTGAATTCCCGGATGTTCCTTGAACATGAAAATAGCCCCGAAAGAAATCATAAACGGGATGGAAAAGACAATGCCGTAAAATTGCGCCAGCGGGATCAGTTGCAATGAACTGACAATGCCGTAACTGCCAAAGATCAGTAAAAGGGCGCGGATCGTGTGAAGTGGCTTGCTTTTCTTTGGGATGAAGCCGTGAGGGCCACGCATGATAAGGATTGCGGATGTGCTGAATATCAGGGAAGAAGCAGCGCAATAGGCCAGGATTGTATGGACGGAGAATCCGAGTGACCCAATATATTTTTGCATCATGTCAGTGACGGCAAAAAAGAAATAGCCGAGAATAATGAGCCCGATGCTCTCAAATGTACGCGTTGTCGCCGAATGGTGTGTCAT